GTCGACATGCATGATTGAGCGTTCCATTGTTCGCCTCCGCAAGAACGTTTGTTCTAGTATATGATAGTTCCGCGAAGTCGATTCGTCAAGCGTTATGTTTTTCCAGTGGTGGGGCTTGCAAAATATTGTAAAATAGGCGTGGATCGTGTATTTTTGATGTCGGGCTCCGCGTGGAGCGCGGATTGAACATTTCACCTGCTCCTTAATATTAATTTTTTGCATATAAAATCCCCGCGCCGCTTATCGTGAAGCGGCGCGGGTTTACTTATTCAAATATGTGTTTACGAGTTTATGTCAATATACATTGCTGTAATTTTAGGTATTGAAATTTGTTGCCCCATAACGGATTCGTATGTTTCCAATCCATCTGCCATACCGTAAAAGGTTATAATGTCTTCTTCTAATATCCTCCCTCCTTCTTCGGACGCAGGAAGATATTCCACGTAAACTGTATCATCGTATAATCCATACTCGTCTTTTGTGACATTAACCCTGAGTGCATGGCCACTTCCGAAAAGACCGTCCATCACTTGGACTACCTCCCCGGTAAACTTGATACTCTGACCTTGGTATTTTTCTGGATATCGCGCTAGTTCTTTATAAGATATTTTTTTACAACGGTTTTTATACGCCTTTTCAGGGTTTTCTGTAGGAGCTGTTGATTTAGGCTTTTCCGTTTCAGCCGCTTTAGTTTGTTCATTTGACTTATTTGATTCAGTTTTGTTTACTACCGCTGGTGTAATACTTGGGTCTGTGCCGCTAGGCTCTGTCTCTGCGCCATCTCCAGTAGATATACCACCCACAATAAATAATACCACACAGACTGCAAGTGCAATCCCCATAGATTTCACATTGCGCTTTTTGATGGCTGATACAATCAAATTGATTAAGTAAACAATGACCCCAATCAATGATGCTACAATTAAGCTCATTCCGAATTCCTGAAATATGGCAAATAGTAATATCCATACTGCCACCATAGCTATCGCTATCTTTCCCCATGTAGGAATTTTCTTTTTCGGTTTTTTAACCGATTCTTGTGTGGCAGTGCTTACAGACTGACCATTCAGCGTAGTTTCGGCTTTTTCTTCTTGGGTAGGCGCTCCACAATTCGGGCAAAACTTTCCGTCTGTGTGCGTTCCGCATTTTTGACAATACATTCTATTCCCTCCTTAATTTCTTGAATTTACTATATCATATCAGGATTATTTTGTCTATATTTAAAGAATAAGAATGTAATTTGACCGGCATTATATCCCAAATGCCGGCCTTCCTGTTGCCAATGCTTCCCGTTTGCCTCCGCGAACGGCACTATTGTAAATCTTATCATCTCCAATCTGAACGCACGGGTCAATGCGCTTTACATCATTTCGTAGCGCCCGCACCTCTGAAATCAGTTGACGAATCAGCGCAGAATTTGCGCGGTCGGCATCACTTGACCCCGCTGTATTCGCCCTTATCTCTGCGCCAGAGTAGTTTACTCTGTTTTGCGGAAGCCTGAATTGATCTACGGTCACAGTTGGGATAGCTGCATAACTCTCCATCTCATTTACGATCTGTTCAGCAAGCTTTTTCAGCCACCCAAGGTTCCTTTCAAGGGGGACAATGGCCTCTGCGCCCGCTTCCCCCGCGCCTATAAACTGAGCACGATCCAAAATGCCGCCTGTGGCCAACCATCGCACTTTTAACTTCGGTATTACAGTGGGAAGGTTCAGCGCTTCGAGAGCCTTCTTAATCAGGCCAGATGTGTTGAACCCGTCTTTGTTATCCCAATACATGTGTGGGGTTTTAATTTTAGCCCTCCATCCCTCGAAGCGTTTTTTCAAGTCGGCAAGCACTTCTTTTGCACTGTCGAGAATTGAGTTGAACTTATCTTTCCAATACTTCTTTGTGAACTTTGGCGCCCACTCGGTGTTCCACCATTCTTTAATATTGTTTCCCCAAAACGAAAACACATTTTTGATTTCTTCCCATTTTTCAGAAGCACCCGTCTTTATATTTTCCCACGTCTCCCTGGCTCTCTTGGCGATATCCTCTCCCCATACCTGCCAGTTCTTTTTAATCTCTCCGGTTTCAATATTGATGTACTTTGAGGTTTCGCCTAGGTTTTTCTTGACGCTATTAAGCACGCCATAATAGGTATCATCGGCGGTTCCTTTTTGCTCTTCTTTGTGAGCTTTCGCCGCCGCCTCAAGTTCTTTGTACTGTTCCTCAGTGATGATTCCGGCCTCTTTTTGTTTTTTTGCATAGAATATGGTCTTTTCGTACTCGGTTTCAGCGGCCTTCACCTTTTCGTCGTGTGTTTTTTTTGCGTTTTTGATAATCTCACTGGCTTGTTCAAGGGAAACGCGAGTGGAGTTTTCTTTCATGCGGCGCATGATTGCAAGGGATTCCGCCTCGGTTTCAGAAAGGGTTTCAATTCCTGTTGTCTGCATTTGTTCTTGCAACTGCGCAATTTTTTCTTTTTCGTCCTCACGCAATTTTCGGTTATCTTTAGCAGCAGCTTTCATAATCGCATTGATTTGAGATTCTGCATCTTGCGTTTTCTGCTTCTGCTGCTCATAATATTTATCGGTAGAGGAAACCAATTGCTGATATGCTTCACTGCCTAAATTATCTTTGAGAGGTTTTAAATTTGCAAGCGCCTCGTTGTGATCAGCGTCCAGTTCCTTGACGATGGTTTCCCTAATCGCTTTAACCTTTTGCGCAATGCTATCAACATCCTCCTGCTTAACAATTTTATTTCCCCAATCAATGGTCTTTATTGCATCATCCAGAGTACGGAGTTGCTGCACAAACGGCTCAACCTTCGTTTTGGTAACATTGCTGATGCTATCTTGAAATAGGTCTACAGGCTGTATGTAATCCTCAGCAGCATATCCAACGCCGCGAATAGCGAGCGTGATGGCCTCAAAGCCCAGCAGGATAGCACCTACTACTTGACCGCCAGGTATAAACATGGCGGCTATACCTGCTATCGTAATCCCCAAATCTCCAAAATCAATATCCAGCGCATCTAATGCTGAGGAGATTTCATTCCTGACTTCCTCGGGGAAGATGTAGTTATAAAGCCCTGTAAACTTTTCTTTAATCCAATTTAGTGCTGTTTTCGCACCGTTTAAAAAACCGTCCCAAATCGTTTTGAGCCCTAATCTGAATTTTTCGCTTTTGGTGTACAGCTCGGTAAATCTCGCTACACAAATAAGAACTGCCGCCGCCACGCCTGCAACTGCTCCGCCAGATAGTCCAAGCTTTTCTAATACGCCCTTCAAGCCCTTTACGCCTAAAATCAATTCCAACCCGTGGAAAATTGGTTTTCCTATTTTCCACATTGCAAACGCTATTCCGATAGTCGTAACCACCGGCAAAATCTTTTCAAGCTTTTCTTTTAGTTTATCCGCCAACGCCCCGAAGTTTGCTATCGGCCCGGTGTCCACTTCGTATCCCCATCCTGGATCATAACCCGCGCCGCCCCCTGAAGAGGTTTTGATGTTGTTTTCTGCCGGGGCCTGCAAGCGGTTGATTTGGTCGATGGGAAGCAAGGATTTTTGAGCCTTCTTCCCGGCTTTCTCCGCAGAATCTCCGATTTCATCCTCTGCCGCCGCAATTCCGTTATAGCCATTGATAACCTGCTTCTGCTTTGCGATCTCCGCATCGTAATCCATGCCCATTTTGCTGTATGTCCACTTGGCAAGCGCGGTTCCCGCTCGCTCGATCAATACGGCAAATGCATTCAGCCAAGGAAGCGCCGCCTGGATCACGGGAATAAATGCCTGTCCCAAGCTTCTTTTTGCTGCGTCAATCCTTTGTTTTAAAACGCGAAGCTGGTTCTGTACGCTTCCAAGCGTATTTGCCATGTCGCCTTGCGCGTTTTTAGACTGTTCCATTAAAGCGATTCCGCGCGCAACATATTTTTGCTGTTCGTTTAATTCCTGCCCGTTTTTGACCAGTCCATTGCGCCATGCAGCCTCTTTGATGGTTTGTTCAGTAATGACAAAGCCATACTTTCGAACGGCCCTTCCCTGCCCTGTGAGGGCTGATTGCAGGTTTTCATAAGCCTGCTGCGGGTCTACGTTGTAGAGGCTTGCCATGTCGTTTGCAAGCATCGTCATGCTTTTGCTCATTCCGTATGCCGTGCTCTGGCCTACGCCAACCGCTGTTCCGATCTGCTGGAAAGTTCCCAACATATCCTTTGTGATATATTCATCAAGGCCAAGGTTATTTTTTAACCGCACGGCGAATTGCTCCGCGTCGTTTGCCATGTTCCCAAGGGCAACCCTGAAAAGGTTCTCGGTTTCCGGCGCGGCAATAGCGGATTGAATCCCTTCTTTGATCGTTGAAGTGACCGCCCGCATTCCACCCCAAACAACAGTCATCATAAGGGCCCTCTTTATGTAGTAGCCCATGCTCCCGAAGTCTTTTTGGGCCGTTTTGGCGGTTTTTTTAATTTGATTTTCGTATCTCTTTGCTTCATCAGTTGCTTGGCTCGTTGCGGCCGCGACTGCCTGCGCCGCTGCCCGACCAACAGGGCCAAGCTTTCGGAGGGCCGCAATCACTCGATTCGTCTCTTGCTTCATGCGAGATATATATTCTATCTGCGCTTGCGCCTGTTTTGTAGCCTCTTGCGTCTGAGATGCCACATTACTTCCCAACCAATTTCCCTGTATGGACGCCATGAGGTTTTCATATGACATTTTGTCTTGCATATAAGCATTGAGAGGCGCAGTAGGGGTTAGCACTTTACCCTCTTTACCCAAATCAGCGCTTCTTTGCTGAATCGTTGTATGCGTTGCCGCGTTCTTTGCGCGTTTTTCGGTTTCCTGTATGATCTTGTTCAGATCACCATATTGATCCGCAGCAGCCTTTGCCGCTGCCTGAATCTCCTTATTGGATTTCTTCACGGCCTCCGCCGCTTTGGAGACCGAAGGCGCGATTGTTTTTGCCTGACTGGACATATTGGACAAACTGGCGGCTCCGATTTTTTGTAATTCGGGCTGGACTTTTCGTAGCTCTTTTAATGCTTCTTCGACTTTCGCGCGGACAATGATTTCTATTTCTTCGACCGTTACCGCCATATAATCACCAGATTTCATCCAAAATGAAGGGGAAGCCCCTTACGGAGCCTCCCTTATGCGTCAAGGAACGCTTTCCATGTCTGAACAATCGCCTTTTCTTTGCGTTCCGGGGGGATATTTTGATTTGGCTCTTCAAAGAGTTCGGGATACATCTTTTTGAGCGTCAAATTCTTCGGTTGTTGTGAAAATGCGTTTATGACTTGGGACGCAAGCCCGCTTAATAGAATCGCCTCATACCTGAATTTGTCTTTTTGGCGTTCGTGATACGCTTCAATGTATTCGTGCACTTCGAAGAGTGACATTTCCTGGAATTCAAGCGGCTTGACCCCGCATTTGTATGCTTCCGGACGTATCGCAGCAATTAAACCGCGCCAATTATTGCATCCTTCGCCATAGTATTCACCGCAGAGTTCACAATCTGTTCCAGATCGAGCGCCGGTGCTTTCATTTCCTCCTTCAGCTCCTCTACGGTGTAAATTTTTTTGAAAAAACCGCCGCCATTTGCCTCCTGAATCAACTCTTCGTATAACTCATAGATGGTCTTTCCCTCAGTCCTGCATTCGTCAATAAGGTCAAAGGCATCGTCCAAACTGGAAACCTCTTTTGAAAATGTGAATAGGGCCGTTGCCAGTATCTTAACGTTAGGACCTGCCGCCGCACGTTTCCAAAATTGAATTGAATCCTTGATCCCAAATTTTTCCTCAAACACTGCCATGCTCCGGGTGGTGAGGCGGATTTCCACAGTATTCTCTTTTGTTGTAATAACCATTGTTTTTCTCCTTTACTCTCACAGATCGGCTGACGGAAGCCCTTCGGTTTCTTCAACCTTGCCATCCTTGTAAATAGTGATCGTGTCCTTGATCATGTCACCGTCTGAAATTGCGTCTCCCGCAAGATGGAAGGTCCCAGGGAATTTATACGTTAACGGTTTGCCACTCTCGGCTGCTGTTTCGTCCGGAAGCTTTACAAAAAACCACACGCGCGTATGGCTTTCTGAAATCGTCTTTAATTCCTTGTGCTGCTCTGCAACATATAAAACCGGAACTTCCAGAGGTTCACTTTTCTTTTTACCCGGTGTCGCAAATTCCTCCGAAGATTCAAGCGCCGTATAGGTAATCTGCTCCGGCGCGCTTTCGAGCTTCGGAATTTCCTGTACCATGAAGATTTGCTTCTTTTCTGCGCCGTCTCCACTCTTCGCATACCACAATTCTGTTCGCATTGTGCCCTTCGGCGTAGTCTTTGCGTCGGCATTAAATTCTGCCATACCATCAATTCCTTTCAATGTGATTTGTAATTGCATTCCAGCGGCCTTCAAAATATCCGCCGTAACGCCATTTGCCTGTGATTTCGTCCCTGTGAAGGGGCGTGTTGTTTGTGAGCTTCAAATTCAATCCTTGTAGCTTTTTTGACGTTTGATCGAATAGTCTAAGCACTTCTATCTGCCGGCTGCCCCATACCTCAACGGTGATTGAGAGGTCGCGCCCCGCATCAAGGTAAACTTCCTTTTGAAGCGGAGGCTGCACAACACAGCAAGGGAATTCCGCGCTGGCGCTCGGATTGGTGAGAATCACACGGTCTTTGCCGAAGCTTTCAATCTCCGAAATAGCGCCGGTTATCTTCCGCGTGATCCCTTCCGTGCTGAACGCATAGAGCCTCATACCACAGCCTCCCGGAATAGTTTGATGATTTCAACCGTAACGGCGTTCACTGTGCCCTCACGGTTTTGGAATGCGGCGGGGTGCATATAGGGATGCGGATACATTCCGTCGCATTCCCAATACTCTTGACCATTGATTTTGACTTTCGGATACCCGTACTTTTCAAACGACTTTGGAACCATCGAAACATGAATATACCACGGTATGCTCTTTGCACGCTTCAGGCGTATTGCTTCCGGGTTCCCTTGATCGTCAACCTTCAAGCCGGTTCCGAACTCAACATAAGGCGCAAAAGACGTAATGGACGTGTCAGTGAACACCCGGCCCGCCACTTCATTCCCATCGGCGTTGAGGATTTCAAATTTTATGGATTTTGCAACAACGCCGGGCGCAAGCCGAATTGCAATTCCGGCAGTGGTTTTTAAGCCTTTTTCCACGCCGCGACGAGCCGCTTCCGGCATTCCAGATATCGTCCTCGCGATCTTTTTTTCAAGCTCTTGCAGCCCATTTATTTTGATCTCAAACATGGTTCACCTCGTTTCAGCGCGGATAATAACCGTGGTTGGGTTCCGAAAGGGGTTCGCTCCAACAAACGAGGGGAGAACCTGCAAAACGCGGTACTCCCCCGCCCCATAGTCAGTGAACGGTTTACCTTCTTTTTCAAATGTCCCAATAGGAGAAGGGCGGCGCAAATAGATTGCGTCGCCCTTCTGGATTTCTGGAAGCTTCGTGAAGCGCAGCTTCGCAATTTCATCCACGTATTCCCCGAATGACTGAATATCCAGTTCGCTTCGGTCTGTCTGAATGTTTGTTTTTGTGCTTCTGAGATTGACGAAGTGTTGAAGAACTTCTCCTCCATCGTTGACGGAAACAGGGCTGCAATACCATATTGTCACAAGCGTACTGTTTTTCATAGTCTCGGCACCCGCAATCCTGCTCTTACGATTTCTTTGGATAATTTTTCTTCCGCATCCTCATAACTGAATGTCTGCCCACCCGCGCCGCTACCGGTCATCCCTTCGTCGCCACGCTTATTCCATACGGAAAGCACGTAGTTCCGAACGAGAACCAGAAGCGCGGCGTTCGGCTCCGTTCTGTGGGATTTGGCAAGGGCGATTTCCAATGCGTCCTCATATATGCCTCTCAGGCTCAATGCATCAGATGCGGAGAGTTCTTCGGAGATTCTTGGAATAAGTTTTTCGATCTCTGCATTAATATCCATATCAAGTACCCGTAGCCTCAGGCATACTCAACACATTTACATCACGAACTCCGGTTGGAGCCTTGAATTCTGTGGAAATCCCCGTGATCTTGCCGTGATACCACTCCGGGCCGTGGTCAAGACCAGTCTGCCCGAAAATATAGTATTTTTCACCCGCGCCGGTTTTTCCGAGTGCGTCAAGGTAAAAATTTCCCTTGCCTGGGGTCATCTGCTCAACGGGATAAATCACATCAAAGTTGAAGATTCCAGCGGTTCCGGCTGGAAGAAATTCTCCTAGGTAAAGGTTTACCTCCCCCAACGGTGTCAGAACTTTCGATAAACTGATTCCGTTGACCTCACGGCTTGCCGGAACAATTGTGTTTCCGTTCATTTGCGCGTCGGCGTTGAGTTGGAACATGCTAATAGCATCAAGCCATACCACCAATCCGTTTGTCGGTGCGTTGCTTTCATAGATAACTTTTAGCGCATCAGCCAGCATCCAAACAGTAAGCGGCTTCCCCGCAGCGTCAACAATATTGGATGTAATGGCCGGGAGAATGCCGCGTGTTTTGTTGGCTTTGGTATCGGAATCTGCTTTTGCGTATACACCATTTAGGTAAGTGTACTCGATATCCCTGGCGATTTTTTTCATTTTTGCATCGACCTGAAACGCCAGTTCATCCGCAGGATTCGCCTTCTGGCCCGTAACGTTCAGGCCGGAGAGCGTGCCCATGTTAGACATCTTTGCATAAGAAATGCCAACAGATTCTTGAAAAATCTGTGTTACGTTGGTAGTCTGCTTTCTTTTCTTTACAGATGCTTCTGGAGCTGTCAAAGATGCCGCTTCACTGATCGCGGGCTGTGTTCCGCCGTCTGTGGTGTATTCCTGTCCAACAGCAAATTCCACATGATCAGTGTATTTTGTTTTGCCTCCAATCATAGAAGAAAACGGCGTTCTGGTATTGCCTTTGTTGAAAAGCAATCCAGAGTAATTAGGGGTTTCAAAACTGGTTGCAATCTGGTCTGCCATTTAAATTACTCCTTTTTTGTATTTTTCGCTTTTTCGTTCATGAGTTTGATGTACGTTACCCGATCCCCAGATTCAAACGCCTTATTGATCTGTGCGTCCAAGTCTTCGTCTCCGCCTCCGGAGGATGACGAGGTAGGCGGCTTTTGTTGGAGCTTCTGGTTTATCCCTTCCTGAACTTTCTGCTCAAACGTCCCCTTCGGGTAAAACTCGAATTGGGACAGCAGCCCAACCTGGCTTTTTACGCTTTCGGCGGTCGCCGTCTCAAAATTAAACAAGGGAAGGAATTCGTTGGGAATGCCGCTCTGCGAAAACAGGGAAGCCGTTTCTCCTTCCAGTTTCCGAGCGTTTTCCTTACGCTGATGGGATGCTTCTGCGTCCTCATACTTTTTACGGTAATACTCCGCTTGTTCCTCCGCCGTCATACTGCGCAAGCGCTCCGCTTCGCTCATGCTGTTGTCGTGCATGATCTTCCATTTCCGGCCCGCTTCCTGCACGGCGGTTTCGGCTGCTTTTTGGGTCTTTGATTTAAGCCATGAAGAAAACCGTTCATCGGATTTAAGAAGGTCATCGTAGTTCACTTCTTCGCCTTTGGGGGTCGGTTCCAAATTTTCATTTGTCTCTGGCATGTAATCATTCCTTTCGTCGATTTTTTGTATGATAAAATGGAGCCTTTATAGCTCCCTTAATCATCGTTTTCAAGTTGTTCGTTTAAAATGGCTTGATACCGTTGAAGGTTGGCTTCAATAAACCGGTCTATTGCGTCATATTCAATCACATCCTTGGATTTTATGATATCATTCAACGATGCGTTCCAATAAGCTGTAACGGAATCGTCTTCGCCATTTGTCAGCGCAACAATCGCGAGGCTTCTCACATCGTATTGTTTGAGCCGATCCAGAGTTTGCGAAATGAACGAGGTGTATTCCCTACCGTCTTCATCTATGATGATGACCACCATAAACCACCCTTTTTCTGTAGATTTTGAATCCGTTTTCACGGAAATACCGTCCGTCTCCCTTGTGATTTACAAGCGTTATGAATTTCCCTTTTTGGATAGCGTAGACCGTTCCATGTGAAGCCGCATTTTTCGCTTCTCTCATTATTGCTTTTGCTGCCGGCTTGGTTACTTCATAGCAGTTTTCCCCAACAATAACCTGCACATTTATCCCTCCTATTTGATCGGCTCGGTAATGCTTCTGCATGGATGCGGCGGCGGGTAGGTGGGCGGGAAGTTGATCCCCATTTTCATATCCGACATGCGGAACGTTTGCCCGTTCAATCCTTTGCATGTAGTCGTGGTAACGTCGTCGATGACCGCAATAAACCTGTATTCTTTCACTTGTGCATCCTTGTACGCTTGTGCAACAGCGGTATGAACCATGAAAGATGTAACCATGTCGTAGTATCCGGCGTATCCGCCAGCTACCGAAGCGTGCGTTCTCCTTAGCTGCCAATGTTTTTGTGCGTTCATGATTCGTACAAATTCAGGAGAATTCATATCGAGGGGCTTCTTTTGAATTAAGTTGGATATGGCTTGTTCTTGAACTTGACGCGCTCGGTAATGTGCATCATTCTCTAACCCAGAATAAAAGTCGCCCCCTGACGGAAGCGTTCCGTCAAGGGATGATTTCACAAAATTTTGATTGATTTCCTGCCTCTTCCCTTTTCCAGTAACAGCATGTGCCATCTTATAGGAATGGTTGTATGCAGCTATTGCGGAAGCCGTCAGAAAAGGGAGGCTCCGCTTCGCTACTGCACGGTTATAGTCCACCATTGAGGCGAAAAGAAACATGAAAAAGGCTTCCTCGCCACGTATTCTACGACGGTTTTTTAAATCATTCATCCATAGCCGCATCTCACCCTCGTCATATCCATCTTGTTCCCATCTTCTGATTGCGAGATACAGACGTTCTATTTTCTGTCTTGGAAGGTAGCCTTTCATTTCAGTATTTCCGAATTGGTCAAGAACTGATTGCAAGGTGTCCGATAGTTCTTTCTGCTCAGTTTCAACCAATGAAAGTAGCTTTTCCTGCTGTGCGTCAGGAATCTTCCAGAACGTCTTGATTTGATTCTGACTGTTCTTCATCTCCGTCCTCTTCACTTTCGGTTCTCAATTCTTCATTGCGCTTCTTCATGGTTTCAAAATCTTCTTCCTGCTCTGTTTTCTGCCGTTCCATTTCATCCTTTGCATCTACCTCGATTTGGCTTTCGTTGATTGCTGTTTCCTGACTGATTAAGCCGCCTCTATAAGCGTCAATGGCGCGTGAAAGGCTTTTATCCCGGTCAGTTGGTATGTTCCTTTGTAATTTGATGTCAATATCTCTAAAATCAAAATTTTCACCTTTGAGATTTAGTCGGCCAGTAATCAGTTCCCACAGGCGAAGAAGTGCTTTTTTTGCAATCCGGTCAAATGTAGCGCAATACTGGTCGAGCGCATAGAGCTTGTATCCTAATGCAGATGCGTTGTCAGCGTTGGAAAACGCTTCATCTGTCATGTTCGGAACGCCTGTGACCATCGTTATCAGATCGTGGTATTGTTTCAAGGTTCCAAGAATTCCATCGTAATTTACATCCTTAATTAGCCACGAAATGCTGCCGCTCGTACTGTCTGCGCCATCAATGCATAAAGAACGCGCTCTCATTATGATCTCTTCTTCAATCTCCCTGTCAGGGTTTGGCACAAGATTCCCATCTTCATCCTTTTTCGTGAGGTCGTTTTCGTACCGATATCCAATAAAAACGAGTTTGGCTTCGTCATTGTATTTCGTCATGCTACGTATGTTGCCTAAATTAGTTTCATAAGCAGAGATCGTTTCGAGCGCCGGTTCAAACACTGCGATCCCATCGGGGTTTTCAAAAGCAACGCATGGGACATCGTTCCAATGAAGCTCTTCCGGTTCTTGCGGAACCCGATCAACGAATTTTCGTCGTAAGGAATCATCAATCAGTTCGATTACGTCAATATCGTTCCCTGACATATCCTTTTCTTTCCACATTCTGACGATGCCAATCATGTTCGGAGGAGTAGCGTAATCATATACCGCAGCCGTTTGCTTACTATCGAAACGGGTATATACTATCTCGTTATCTTCGTTCTCGTAAACATAAATATATGCCGCAGTCGTTATGAGATAATCGTGTACGATCTCTACATACGTTGCGGCATCATCGTTGTATCGCCTGATATATTCAATTGCTTCCGAAAACGAATCCACATATGCTTTTTTTTGCTCATCACTATATCTTGGCTTCTTCCCGGTAAAGGCTTCTCTGATCTTATTTGATGTTTTTTGAATGATTCCTCTTTCATTTTTAGAAAGCGTATAATCTGAAGGCCTTGAAACAGAATACATAGGAGATTTCCCGCCAAGATACCCTTGAACCATATTGACGATATAGTATTCAAAGGCAACAACGATCTTCCCGGCATCGCCCTCTCCCATGAACTGATTTTCGTTCAATTTTCGTGCGTATTTTTTATAAAGGTCAATTCTGTGTTCTAGGTATGGGCGCGCGAACGCAGCTATCTCAGAAATATTTTCTGCTCCGTACCCTTTGAATTGTTCTTGCGTCATTTGTATCATAAAGATCACCTGAATGTAAGATTTCCAGCTGTGATAAATCCTCTTTTGGGTTTGATTACTGTATTGACAAAGTATCTGATATCATCCATAGCGTGATCATTTTCCTTGGTCGGCTTGTCTTCTCCGGATTTTTCGTCCCATACATAAGATTTAAATTCGGATACTGTAGCTTTGCAGCAATCATTAAATAGGATTTTTTTCTCCTGTAGGCACGTTGCCACATTTCGAATACCGTTAAGCACATCGTTTTCTGCTGAAGTTACGTTGAATCTTCCATGCTTCCTGATACATGCAATAAAACTCGCTGCTGACGGGTCAACGATAACGGATCGTATTGGCAGATTCTCGGCAAGGGTTTCCAAGTCTTTATAATATTGTTCATCCGTCCTTACATTCTTGCTGGCGCGTCCGTTATGATAATATTCCTTTACCCTGTACCAAACGCCTTTATATCTTCCCCATAATCCTGCTGAGAAAGGGTTCATCGTCCCGTAATCACAAGAAATATAATATTGATCGTATTTCCTCTCCTCGCACGGAACAAGATGCTCTTTTTCTCGGAACATCGGGTAAATTGCACCCTCTGCCACAACCCACAGACCAAGAACATAGCGCTCATAAAACACACCGGTGTAAATGCTTTCATAGCGTTGCTTTACTTCTTGTGTCAGGTTTAAATTGTCATCCATCGTAAAGTGAAGATGAAGTCTGTTCTTTTTGCCATATTCTTCCTCAACCCACTCCCGGTGAAACCAGTGGTTAGGGTTTTCCGGGTTGCAGTTAAACCAGAACTTCGACCCCTGCACAGAACAGCGGGCGAGAGCCTGATCCACGAAGGATTGAGGCATAAGCGCCACCTCGTCCAGCAGCACACCAGCAAGCGTCATACCTTGAATTAATGAATAACTTGATTCATCCCGTCCTCCAAATATAAAATACCGATTCTTTTTACCTCGAATAGATATATCTATGTAGTTTTGGCTACGGTGCTCCACGATTTCACAAATTCCGCCCAGCCATAGCTTTAATTGCATTACAATATTGCGCCGTATTGAGGCAATTGTTTTACCACAAATAGCGAAGTTTTGATTTTGATAGTTTTCAAGGCTCCATAAAATAAACCCTATTGTCATTGACAGGGTTTTCCCAGATCGTACAGAGCCGTCACAAACAATAGCATCAAAGCCTCTGTAACGATCCATTTTCCACCAAAGCATGGCCTTTATTTGTTTTTGGCTGAACTTATCATACTTCACGCTTGTTCAAATCCTTTAAACTTTCTGCTATAGCATCTATAAGGTTATTTCCTTCTCCATCGCTTGATGCATCTTCTTTTTTCCATCCAAAATTATTCTCTAACGTAAACTGTGCTCCACGTGATCCGTCTCGATCAAATAATCTTCCTTCTGCATACGCTTCAATTCGAAGCTTTGCCCGGGATATCACTTCTTCAAATGCTTTGGATCGGTTTTTATAGTTCAATAAAGACTGGCGGCTTTTTAAACCAAGATGCAACGCTAGTCCGCAGACTGTAGGCGGCGTGGGTTCTTCTAAGAAAACAATTCGGCCTTTGCATACAACAGGTTGACCTTCGCAATCTAAAAGCGGTTGGCCCTTCAATGATTCAAAATAATTATCTATTTTCTCTTCCATTTCTTTCGCAGTTTTGTATCTTAACGCTGCCACTTAGTTTCACCTGCCTTTGGATAAAAATAGAGAACCGCCTGAGGGATGGCGGTTCTCTGGTATATTTTTGAGATCACTATTTACTAGCCATTTTCTGCTGGAGGAACGAAATCTTTTCGAGCACCATGCAATCCAGCCGGTCAAAAAGCTTCCAGAGCCGGCGTTCGTCTTCGTCCTCGGAATTATACATGGCGCGGATGCGGGTGAGCAGGTCTGTCGAATTCATCAATTCATGCAGTGTTGCAAGGTCGACCAGCCTCTCTACACCTTCGTAGGCTTCCGTTTCAGGCAATGGAACATTGCTTAAAAATCTTAGAACTGCGCCGAATATCATCAACTCCTGATATTCAGGATTATAGTCGCCATCATCTGTGAAGGACCCCAGGATAACATAATCCACAAAGTCGGAAGTTTCCACAAGGCTCAGTTGAGTTTTAAGTTGAACCGGGATTGTTTCTCCTCCCGCATGGTATTTGATAGTAACGATTCCTTGCGGCTTCAATTTACAGAGTTTATTAACTTGGTAATGTGTTAATTTATCCATAATAATCTCCTTTGCAATAGTTCCCCGGTATTACCGCCCCGGGGAAAGGCGGCGAAGGAGAAAGAGGTGAAAGGGAGTGCGTTTTACACGTTCTCCATTATTCATTATAAACGAACAAAACGAACATTGTGAACAAAACGAACGCTTACGAAAATTTATTTTAATTTTTTTGTTTCACGGGTATAGGCCATGCGTAAAGCGTCTTTTGAATCATGATGGCCCATTGCGGCAGCAACCTCATCCCAATCCATACCATTCAAAACGTGATAAAACATGATGGTTTGGATTCTACTATTCTTAATCGCATCTACATAGTTGCAAACTTCTTCTTTTTTGGCTTCAAGCGCTATTATCTCCGATTTCCACTTTCTAATCATCCTATCCGTATCGGGACGAACGCCATAGATTGATACAGAATGAGAAGTGTATGGATAGTCTATATATGAGCCTTTTACAGAATCATGAACTATTTCGCATTGTCGTTTCTGTATCATCAATTTTAGAGCTGATATTTTTTTATCAATATTTTTGTATCCATCAAGGTCTTTTTTTAAAACCAATTAATATTCACCCCTTTTTATTTTTTCCCCGCTCGCCTCCTCTTGTTGCACTTTCTCCGTCGTCATGATGCAATAGCCTTCTGGGATGCCAAACGCAGGGCCGCGCAGGATATATGTAACCCGCCGTTTAATACTGAACCCTTCATAATCGCCTATCCCTTTATTCCACAAATATAAACACAAAATATCTCCAACGTTATAGCATCGATCATCTTTACGATATTCCCAAGGTTTTATTCCAATATGAGCGGCTATGTAAGGTCTTTCCAAAATCTTTATTTCGTGCGTTTTCGGCTTCATATCGATCCACCCACATAATTCGCATCGCAATGGTTCGTTACCTATTGCATGCGTATCGTAATGACAGTAAGGGCATTCGCCATCTTTAAAAATGGGTAGTTTATCAGACATCATTTCCACTTCTCCAATTCATTTTATTTATTCTCTATTTTTCTTCTGAGGGAATGTATGTCCCGTGCTTTGCCCAGCCCTCGCGCGCTCGCTCATAAACGCCTGCTCGCTGCAAACAGCGATATTTGCATATAGGGCAGTAGCCGGGAGAGATCGGGCAATGTTTGACACCTGCAACCGACTTGACTACGATGAAGCGCAATCTGCACAGAATATTTGCGTGAATATGACTGGTGCAAATTATTTGGAGGGCGAGCTTGCCGGGGTCAAGCTTGATCATGGTTGTTCACTCCTTCGGAATTTTAGGCTTTATGCAGGTTTCAAAAATTTTTACAATCCGCTTTGCTGTTGATGGGTAAGTCTTTTGGACGCAACACAAGGCTTCTCCGGGATCAACTTCAATTCCGCACTCATCTGCAAAACCCACAATATGGTTTGCGATTTCTGCATCGTTCGTAATAGCAGCGAGTTCGCATTCAAGCAGCGTTTCCCAGTCATCTTCAAAGTCGGCAAAATATCCAAAATTTTGATAAATTAAATCAATTGCGCTTTTTAATGTCGCGTTTCGGTCGATTGCAGTTTCACATGAAATTTTGCTAAGTAAATAATCCGGCTTGATTCTCCGGCACAATCCAAAAAATGATTCTTTCCCCGGCGTTGGAACCCACTGGTAAGAATAATTTCCACAGTCAGACATGATCTGTAAGCGATAATTGATTGTGTCAAATTCAAAATCTGCCCATAGGCAGGTGCCATAATCAGAATCTCCCTTTTCCTGCCGGTAGGAAATTCGCGTAATGCATGGTTGATAAATGTTTACTTCTGGCATTTCTATCCTTCCCTTTGATTCATCCTGAATAGCCTTTTGTCGCAGTTTGCGCAATAAGCATAGGCACCATTGCGATAACTGAGCAGGTTGTACATGCCGCTGTTGTCCGCTTCGCTGCCATCAAATCGATAGAAGTATCTAATCATCCCACGAGCATAATCCTTGGTGTAGTACCCAACATCTGACCCGCAATAAGGGCAGAAAGATATGTTCTCGGCATCTTTGACGGTCACTTTTTCACCTGCTTTCGGGGCAACTTTTTAAGATATTCAAAGCTGGCGTTCATCGTATCGCCTGTACGGCGCAGATAGTTGAACAAGCCGTTACCGGTATCATCCGCCAAAACCCTGTGAAATTTAACTTGCGCCACTCCACGTGGATCGTCCAATACCTTTACGACTTCCACCACGGCTTTGGATTTGTTTTCTTTGCCAAATGCGTACAAGCAAAAGTCCCCAGTTTCAAAGCTGGCAGAGCTATTACTTTCGCGGTAGTCAACGGCCTTCACAGTCAAACCCATCCCTCCTCACACAACGTTTAAACGGACACAGCCCGCCATCTAGCAGCCACACACACCGCTCATCCGGGCATTGCGGCTGATCTGGCGGTAGTTTAAGGCTGCACAGGCGTTGGACGGCACGGAGCTTGCCGGGGTCGATGTCGGACATGGTGGTCACTCCTTCGCTTCTTTGATTCCAAATGCCACAAAGCCATTTTTCAACCCCCAGCCGTTCAGTACGTAGGTAATCACATACGTTTTATCTGCGATCGGATGACGGCACAGTTTGCGCGGATCATACGGCTCAAACTGTACAAGATCACCTTTCTGATATCCTCGGTCGTTTTCGCGGACTTCAAAGCACTTGTCTCCATTCAGCACATCGTCGCAAAATTGGACGCTTAACTTGATATGA